TCCATCACATTGCCGGCCAGGTCGCGCACCCGGGCAATGGTCCACAGGTAAGCCGTGCTGCTGGCCTCCAGGTCCTCCGCCGGGGTGAAGGTGGCTCTCTTATTCGCCGCGCTGTAGGTGAGCGAACCGGCCACGACCGAGCCATCCGAGGCTTTGATCAAGAGGAAGTTATCGTCAACGATATCGTTCTCATTGATCGCCTCATCGAAGGTAGCGGTTAAAGCGCCGTCGATCGGGACTTCGGTCGCTTCATCGGGCGGGTCGGTGGTCACTTGGGGAGCGGTCACGTCGTCGCTGATGTTTTCGATATCCTCGATATCATACAGCTTGCTCGGGTCGGCATAATCCCAATGTGCGTGTACCTCAACGGGGATGACGCCTTCCGCTTTCGGTGCCGCGCTCAGGACAAAGTTGGCCTCGTTCATGGCGTTATAAATGGTGATTTTTTTGTAGCCGCCGCCGACCACCTTGGCGAACATGGTCAGGTTGTCCAGGTACTTGCTCGCCGGGATCACGCCGAGGCTGGCAGCAGAGATTTTACCGTTCTCCGCATCGTACGCCCCCTGCGGCATGAATTTCGCCAAGGTTGCCAGGGCGGTGTTCATCAGGCTGAATTTGAGCATGGCGTTCAATTCGTCGATTACCTGAGCACCCTTGGTTTTACCTTTCCTGCCATCATAGTCGATTTCGCGGATGTTGGCGGTAACGTTGAATTCTCCGCCGCCGCGGGTAGGGCCGATCCGCTCCTGGGTTGGCTCGCCGTAGTTCGCGTAGAGGATACCATAATCAATCTGGATACTTTCAAGCTGCTCTTGAGTTAATCCGTCGCCCAAAATAATCACTCCTTTCAGATTTCAAATACTTTCGCCTGGTATCTATACTGGCGGCGCTTAATGCGCGGGTCGGGGTCGGTCACGGTTGCTTTGCCGTCCAGGTAGAAGGTGGCGTATATCTGGCCGTCGGTCAGGGTCCTTTTGTCCAGGCCGGTGGGGGATTTGATATTGCCGTTGCCGTTTACACTTTTCATGAGCTGTTCCAGGACCGTGGTGTTCCCGTCTACGGGGGCGTCCCAACCGTCGATTTCAACGGGCACGGTTTCCAGGCCCTCCCCGTCGCTGAAAGAGGGCGCAAAGTCAACAACGAGGTACGGATACAAGGCGTCGTCGGGGGCCGATTCGAAGTAGACGCGGGGGTGTATTGTCGCCAGGTAGGTTTGTAACAATCGGCGGAGTTCAATCATTTTCGTTCTTCCCTTCGTCGTTCTCGTCGATTAACCCGCGCGCCCGGTTTTCATCCTCGATTGCCTTGATATAAGCGCCCTCGATGCGCCGGATATCGTCGATATGTTCATACGTGGTATCCCTTAAGATGGCGTGCCGGGGCTGGTTATTCGTGCCCAGCTCCTGCTCCGCGCCGTACCACGTCGCATGCTTAATTCCGGTCTGCAGGTCGGCCTCGCGCTTTCGAACCCAGTACTGGAAGGCGTTGTACGGCCTTTTTGCCCGCCGCATGCCGGGCCGCTTCTTCACCTTCTCGATCTGGCGCTTACGCAACAGTTTACCGACGTCTCGAAGGGCGGCGCGGTTGAGTTCAAGCATGTAATACTTCGCGCGGTCTATGCTGGAGATGATCTCCACGCCCTGCTTTTTGATCTTTACCTGGCTGGGAATAGGCATGTTCTACTCACCCTTATTGACGATCCCGCGGCAGATGATCTCCGTTTCTTCACTATTCGGTTCATAGGTGCGGATGACGGAGTATTCCTTGCCCTGGTATTCCAGCCGCTGTTCGCCCCGGTATTCACGGGACCAAACCACGAACATAAGGTCCGGGCGTAGGCCCGTGGCGGCCGCCTGGTAGAATTCGCTCTGCCGGATGGACTTCTTCTCGGCGAATACTGTCCGCTCGGTGGAAATGGTGATCGGGTCGCCTAAGTCGTTGACATCAGAGGTGGTGCTGATGAGCTTTATCACGTGCATTTTGCGCTTCACACCACTCCCCCCTTATGCGGTGGTAAATGAGATAACGGTCCGCTTAAGCGAGGGCCCGCCTGCGGAGACGGCCGTAAACACCAGGGCGTACTTTGTCTCGGGCCGTAGGTTGCTTGCCGGGGTGATCGTGATTATCTTCTCGGTAACGTCCAGGCCGGTGTCGATAGAGACATCTTCCTGGCTATCGTATGTCTTGAGCTTCACGGCATAGCTGGACAGCGGGGCGCTGAAGGTGATCTTCAAGGCGGCGTCAACGGCCACGCCGGTATCACCGTCGACGGGGTCGGTGAAGGTGAGCAAACCGCTTTCGGCCGCAAGCTGGGTCAGCAGGGTGTGAAATAGTTTGCTGAATTTCAGTTCGCCTGGGCTTAAATCCCAAGAATCACCGACGCCGAGCACTAGCGTGCTAATTGCCTGCTCGCTGTCCATCACCGCTTCATTCACTCCGGCACCGAGCATATACCCTTTGACCAGGTTGATTTTCTGATCCAGCACGCTATCGAAGGCGGTCTCGTCGGCCTGGATATTTAAGCCTACTTTGCAGGCGGCCCGCAATTCTTCCGTTGTGGCCATGGATTACACCGCCTTTTTAAACGATCAGATAAACGTCTACTACCGTGCCGTCAAGGGCGCTGTTCAACAGGACAGTGTTGTTCTCCAGGTTGTCGGCGTCCGTCTTCACGGTCGGGACTGTTCCTTCCCTCTTGTTGTCCAGGAAGGCGCCCAGCACCGTGTTCTTGGCCAGTTTAAACGGCAGGCCGAGCTTGTTGCCCCAGCCGACGGAGACGATGTCCAGAACGCCGGCGTCTCCGTCCGACGATTCGCCAACAGTTACGCCTGTCGAGGCTGGTTCAACGGCAATATCCATGGTGTCGTCGTTTGGTGCAGCTTCTTTTGCGGCAATAGTGATAACAGCACCGTCATTGCTGGCCTCGAAATGCTCGCCGAAAGTCTCGTCCTTGTTCAAAACGGCAGCGATCTGCGCGGCTACTTTGGTAGCCGAATCGTGATCGGTATCGTCTACCGGGACAACGAAGTCCTCGTCACCGCCTTCAAACAGAGCGGAGCTTATGGTTACGGTCAAATTTCCAGCCGTGGTGCATGCATTTGTTACCTCGATAGTAACGGTCTGTTCCTGGGGGGCATGCACTTGCACCGGCAGTTCAACCTTGGTAACTTCGGCAAATGCTTTATCTCCGCTAACTGCGTTATTTTCGTTAAGTGCAATGGTTTCTTCAATTTCCTCGCCATTAGCGTTCTTGCCGGTGACAACAACGTCTCCCGCGATTCCGGCGGCGTTGCCTACAATGCTTAATGAGCGGGGCACGGCGGGGCTGGTAATGCCTGCGGTGATTTCCTGCGCTTCATCAGACAGGGCTGCAACAAGTACGCCGTCCGCGCTTGCGGCCACGGCGTCTTCCGCAGCTACCCGGAAACGGCCCAGGAAGGCGCGATCGGCAATACCGTCCCCAACTTGAATTCTTTGATCTTTCGGGTTATAGGGGTATCTCAAGTTAACTACCTCCTTGCTTTTTGGGCTTACTCGCTTTCAGGCCTTTCCTGGTCATCTTCCGGCGCTAGTTCGCAGCTGTAGGGCATGAGCACGATCTTGACGCCGGTTTTTTCCATTTCATGCCTGACCATATCGGAGAGCAATTCGAATTCCTTCTTTGTCAACCTCTTTACCGCCTGGAATACGATCACTTTACCGGTCTGCTTGACCTTGACGGCCTTGCCGTTTGCGACTTTTCTAGGGGGCATGGTATCACCTGCCTTTTAAAATAAGGTGGAGGGAGACGGATCTCCCTCCACTCTCTAGATTAACGCTCTATCTACCCTTAAGCAGCGGCTACCTTCTTCACGCGGCAAAATCCCTTGTATGCCGCAACGGTTCCGCCGACCCACACGACACCGCGAAATGCAATTTGCCCACTGCGAAACTTGTACTCGCGGCTCTCGGCGATCTCGACCGGGGAAAAGATGGGCATTTCGTAAATCTGCGGCACACCGTAAGCCATACAGTAGGTATCGACGTTGGTCGCTTCAGCAGACAGGGCCGGGCAGGCGCTGTTGATGATGAAGTTCACTGCATAGCTGCCATCCGAAGAGATGGTGCCGGTGTTGCCGTTGATGGTGATCTTGTAAAGCTTTTTCTCGCCATCGCTACTGCGGACCGCGGCAAACGCGGCCAGATCCTTCTTGCTCAGGATCAGGTAGGCGCCGCCTTCGACATCCTCGTCTCCACCGTAGCCGAAAACGATTTTGTCCAGGGTGTCGGCGTCGATTTCCGCAATCTCGATATCGGACGCGGCCGGGATAACCTTCACATTCGAGTTGAAAATACCGGTGATGGCATTGGCTCCACCGGCCCCGGCAATGAGCTGCTTGGCAATCTTCTTCCGCAGCGAGATCAGCACGTTGCGACGAGCGACGTCCTGGTAATTGATAGCCGGCAGCTTGCGGGCTTCGTCGGTGATCTCCGTGTAGGCAGTAATCTTCGCCTTGCCGGTGCTGACGTAATCCATCTCGGGATCGGTCTCTTCGTAGTCTGCCGTCTCACCTTTATAGTCACCCTCGCCCCAGCCCTTGATAAAACCGACCTCATAGGCTTCGCCGCCGGGAAGGGGCACGGCCTTGACCACGTCGATCAGGCTGGACACCTCGCTGAAGGGTTCGGCCAGGGTCTTTTTTTGGTGCGTCGGCACAACCAGGGTGCCACCGGTGACGTTGATCGCGCGGAATTCGGGGACCTCGTCCAGGTCATAAAGCACGGCCTTGCCTTCCTTCAGGTCCTTGCCGCGCTTTTCGCACTTCTCCTTATAAGCCCGCTGCTCATCGGCGCCGAGTGCACCGGTACCGATGGCGAAGGTGTTAAGGATCTGTGTCTGTCCGACCGGCCCCGCACTTCTCTGCTCGCCGGGGTTTCCTTCCGGATTGTCGGGCGGGTCCTGCTGACCGCGCTTCTCAGGGTCCTTGTCGACTTTCGGGTCTTTATCCGGTTCCTGCTGACCGCGCTGTTCGCCTTCTTTACCGGCAGCCGGTTTGGGCGCGGCCGGGGGAGCGGGCGGCTCATCGGGGATGGCCTCGATCATGCTGCGGACCTCCGCGATCTCAGAGTTCAGGGTCTCCAGTTCAGTATTGATCGACCGGAGCTGCTTGACATCTTCGGTCTCATTTACCTGCTTGAGCAGGTCCGCTTTGCGCTGCTCCTTCTTCGCGAGCATCTTTTGAAGTTTCTCTTTCATGTGAATTCACCTTACCCTTTCGATAGGATTTGCGCCTTAAACCGCAGCAGTTCAATCTCATACTGCTGCCGTTCTTCGGCTTCTTGCTGCTCGTTTTTATCGTTGTCCAACGCGGATTTGGCACTCTCCAGCGCCAGTTTGTCGGTGCTCTCCAGCACCCCATCCCGAGCTTGTATGTTAGTCCCCTCATAAACGGGGCTCCATACCGCCGATATTTCAAAAATCTTGTTAAATTTAATAATCTCCCGGGTAGGCATGTCCTTGTCCAGGTCCAGCCATTTTTCTTCCTTGACGGAGAAGGCAAAGGACATGTTGTCCAGGTCTTCCCGCTTTACCGCCGAATAAAGGGCCTTGGCCTCGGTGTTGTTTTCCACGTCCAGTTCGGCGCGGAAGTGAAGGCCCCTTTCATCGGGTGTTAAAGTCATGGTAGAGGTGCCTTTGTTCCGCCTGGACCGGGCAAGCGGGATCTTCCGGTTGTTGTGATGGACAAAAAGCGGCACGTCGGTTAGGTCGGCACCGTCTAAAGCGCCGCGCTTGATAATCTCATAAAACCATTCGCCGACCGCCCGCTTTTCTTCGTATACGATTGCATAGCCCTCGATGATATAGCCGCTGTCATCTGTCGGCTCAAGGGCGCGCAGTTCGTAAATGGCGCGTTCGAATCGGGGTTCCAGATCCCTTTTACTTTTCCATTGCGATTCGCAAACGGCATAACGCTGATCCTTGTCGGGATACTCGGATTTCATTGCCTTATCAGACATACACCGTTTGATAAAGCCCTCTTTCTTCTCGCCTTTTTTCGGGGTAGGTAAAGGCATGGGTATTCGCCTCCTTAAAGATT